GTGGACAAGTCAATTCCTCCCAATTCTTCACACTCTCTCGCCTCTGCAACGTTTTCACACGCTTGCTTTTCGAGAAAGTCTTCGGGTCTTCGCCCGGAAAATATGGGGGTGTTGCGCACGTTCCACTGCACTCAACACATTCCTTCTTTTGCGAACATTCGAATTTACTTCTGGACTCGTTTGAAACAAATTTCATAATAAATTTTGATTGTAAGAAGGGTTTAGGGGGGGGGGTTTCTTCAAGTAAAGCTTGAATGGGATAATAGATGCACTTCAATCACATCGGCATCAGGGCCACAGCACGACACGCTGGAAAACGCGCCGATCTAAATCTGGTATAATTCTCCCGTTCAAAGAACGATTCGCAAGGATAACACTGCCGGACAGTGCCGAACCAGGGGCTCCCACCGCTGTTCCTGCTTGCGCAAAGCATTCCATACATATCCGTCCATACACACTCTAGCACACTACTCAACTGGCTATCGCCAAAGACACTGTTTTAGTGTCAACATGGTCCAGTGAGGACGCTGTCACGTGCTCATCTAGGCGTAGTTCCTAGGAACAAAACTAAAGTGTGCGATATGGCACAATCTGCTTAGGACATGCACAGATACTTCGATGGTCAATTCATGCACCATCATCAAATTCAATGACTTTACTTAGGGGGTCAATAAATTTCCCTAAAGAAGATTAAGACTCTATAATCAATTGGTTCGCCTCATGGCCAATTGATACTCCAAAGAGTTCAACATAATCATAAACATGTGTAGCATTACTGCTACATAAATTGTGGATCCCGAAGGACGCGCCTCAAAGAGGTACACAACATGTATATAAAAATGTGGCCACAAAGATACAACACAAACCTGGAGCGGTAGAGCTCCAGTGTTTGATGAAGCATCAAATGTGGATGATAACCGTACATACATAAAAAGTACATTATCTACAATATGAAATCTAAATATAAACAACATATAAACAAAAATATGTGAACATTATTTACAAATATGAACACAAATATATACATATAAACAAATAGTGAAT